GGCTCCTAGGACCTGCTCTTAGCGGTTGCGCTTACTCCCCGGCTCAGGGCAAAGTGCGTGTGCGCGCCTGCGGGACCCGCTAAGAGTGCAGTCCAAACAGTTTGGGTCGTAATGCCCAATTCCCCTCCTCCGGCACCACAGAGCGTTATGGCACCTCCTAGGTCATATGGAACCTTCGCTTTGGGCCTCTAATTGCTTGTTGCTAGCCCACACCCAGCCACCCAGAGCCCTCCTATTGGCCTACTCAACTTAATGCTCGGCGGTCGTACTAACTCTGGGGTCAAGTGGGGTTACAACGGGTATCACCTGGTCTTCGGCAGGCAAGGAACCCACACTTCGAGGCGCCTCCTCGTTACAAACAGTGGCTCATGCTCTAGGGCACCCGGGGCTCTAGCGCTACGCTGACCACAGCATTCGGCTCGTGCACTATATTAGTCAGGAGTCCTGGGTAGTGACCTGTCCGCAATTGCAAACCTGGTAGACATTACCGCCCGCTTCCCGATTCCAAGTCCGGCCTGATCACCAAAAAGGCCTCGCTCTTCCGCGGGTTGCAAACGTACGTGTTTTCCCAAGAGGGCCTGCTCCGGTTGGCACACAGTTCATCGCCTTTGCAGGGTTTTCCGGATGTACCTAGTCTACCCCTTCAACATACCTGAAGCCGCAGACGTTTGCAGCAGTATGCAGTGGGTTTCTCATGGCGACATCATCAGCCTAGGCCTCAGGATTAGCCCAGTCCACATAAGATCCTAGCTACGCGAGATCCGTGGTACGGCCATCCATCATTGGCTTCGTTTAACATCTGAAGGTGGAGAACTGGGTATACGTACTGCCATGGTTGTTTAACATCGGTGGCCACCTCGGCCTGCCACTCGGGATTACCTGCCGACTTATGGGTAATGAAACCCGATGCGACCGGACTTACCTCCGTGGTGCCTTTCGTGGACTTATCCCTCGTTGCAACGCCCCTCTTGATACGTACTCCATGTTCCTTCCTCCCCTGTTGCGGCTCCGGCTCCCTGTGTGTGTCCCTCCAACCGACCTTAGCCCCTTCCTAGCTCTGCAGGGCTCGCTTCT